AAATGCACAAGCGAACTCAAACAATGCGCATCAATTATACCACTTGGGTCGATGTACCCCGTGACGATGATGATATCAACTCAGTGTTTGTTGTTTTGCTTGTATGGGTCCTGATTGCGGTGGGTTTGATTTACGCTCACCGTGTCGGACAACAACATTTGGTAACCGTGGCTGCTTATTTTACAAGTAGTCTCAATCCTCATGTTGACGAATTGCGTTCCTATTTCAATGACTTCGAAATGGCCCCAGTTCGTCCCGCACAAAACCATACCCACGGCTTAGCGGCCAGTGAACGATCAACGGCAAGTATGCTCATCGAAGCATTTGTGCGTGCGTTTGGACAGGAACCATATTTTCACCAACGTTCCCGTGCCGACGAACGCCACACCAGAGATGGTTCTAGAACATGGTTTTGGGCGAAGGACTTTGCTGCTATGCCAGTGATGCCAGCGACTGACAATCGCTACGTGTGCATCATTGATACTGATTACTACATGGATATGCCTACATTCCTGTCCGGTCGTGATCAGCCGACTCTGCTCTATACCTTTACTCCAGCAGAGGCTGCAGGATCCTATGGTGAGTTTGCCTTCACCTGGAATCATAACAACGAAGTCGAGTATCATATCACTGGCGGTGGTATGTTCACTCACCCCATTTGGAATTACAATGTAGATCATTTCATAACCTACAAATGGGGCTGTTGGCCGACTTGTACCGCCTATCTTGTCGACCGCCGACCTGCCGGCAAACATCATGAAATTGTTCTCTTGACTCCAGTACGCACCTGGAGGGGACCGAGTGTCTATTTCACCTATTACTTCACTGGTTACTCACTACAGCGTTTGAAGCCAGTCTGCGATGGGTTTATCCGCATTGCGACACACGGAATCAATGGTTTAATGACATCCACAGCAATTGTGGGCCAATATATTGCCGCTACTGTACCAACAGTGGTCGACAATACCATCGCTAACTTGGCCCTTGTGAGCAAACATGACATCAATGCTCCATCTGTCGCCACCCAATTGGGACCTCCATCAGCTAACGCAGAGGAAAACAACTCCCGATTACAAATGGCTTATGTGCTTGTCGCCTACCATAAAAATAAACCAAAACATACCGTCCCTCTCCTTGCTCCATTACCGCCTCGGGTGAATACCCAAAATGCTGTCCACCGTTACCAGTTTGGTCAATATGACTTAGATGCCAAACCCAGTATGGTTGCCTTTATGCAACCCCTCGTGGACGGATGTTTCGCCCCTGACCGTACTTCCGGTAATGAACAACGTGCCGTACAGGCTCGAATCGTGGAAGTTAAGTCCGCCGCAGAACTTGACTCCTTCCTGTACACTGTTGTCGTCGAGTTCATCCAATTCCTGTTTCCTCAACCACACGTGCTTGAGGTCGCAGATGTGGATGAAGTTTATGAACG